TGCCGCCGCCGCTGGTCGGTGCATTCTGAGCGATACCAATAAGGAAATGATTGATAGGTTCAATGATAATCTGACCTACAAGACAGGTTCCAAATACATCAAGGTCTTCACAGAAGGCGGTAGTGTTTGGGGTTTTGTTGTCAATACATTCAAGGACAAGAAGTTTGCCAAAGGTGACATTCTGAAGGCTGCGGGCTATAACGCTCCTGCTCGGAACGCTGCACGGGGAAACATCATTGACGGTGGTTACACCATCCGGTGGACCGGCCCCCTGTATCTGAAATAATTTGAGGAAATTATGATACTTCACATTAAAGGTTCTAACAAAGCAGTTCGTAGATTGATCGAAACGGCTGCTTGGTTTTATGCTGAGAAATTGATGGGTAAAAGACTTATGGAAAGTCTGGAAATTACCATTAATCTCAAGAAAAATCTTCTTTCTAAGGAAGGCTTCGAAGGAACAGCGATGTGGGAAGATGACAGCTATCGGCCAAAAGAGTTCACTATCGAAATTGATACTACTGCAAAAATTCGGAATATTCTAATCACTCTTGCTCATGAAATGGTTCATGTTAAACAGTGGGCAAAAAATGAAATGTATGAGTATATGAATGTGGCGGGGATGGTTCGATTTAAGGGTGAAAAAATCCATATGGAAATAACTGATTATTGGGATTATCCTTGGGAGATAGAAGCCTACGGTAAGCAGTTGGGTTTGTTTGTTCGGTTCTGCGAACATATGGGTTTTGAACGTGAAGATATGAAAGAGGAAGCATAATGAGTAAGATGAAAAATTGGATGATGGACATTGAAGAGTTTTGCGACGGATACGATTATGGTGAGGGGGTTGCCTTCGTCTACACCGACATCATTATCGATGAGATTGTTGAGGATGTTGGAATGTACTTTAAGTCTAATGATGCAGGAAACTATGCCCGCCAGTATATCACTACACAAATGGGTGAGTTCTAATGAATCTTGCTGCAATTGTCTTGGCAGGGGTTGTTTCAACTGTTGCCATTCAAACGCAAGAGGTTCCAGATAGAGCTCCAGAGTGTCTTGCACTCAACATGTATTATGAAGCCAGAAGTCAAGGAACTGCTGGTCTTTTTGCTGTATCTGCGGTGGTACTAAATCGTGTCAATGATAAGCGATTTCCTAACAGTGTCTGTGAAGTTGTCGAGCAGGGCCCTATTAGAGAGAGTTGGAAAACTCGGCAACATAAACATTTATCATCAAGTGAACGAAAATATTACCCTATAAAAAATAGGTGTCAATTCTCATGGTATTGTGATGGGAAAAGTGATGTGCCTCGTAACAAAAAAAAGTATCAAGAGTTACTTGACTTATCCAAAGCAATTATGTATAATGAGATATCATTTGTAGATGTTACAGATGGTGCTTTGTTTTATCATGCAGATTATGTAACGCCTGGATGGGCAAAAACAAAACAGAAAACCGTAGAAATACAAGACCATATTTTTTATAGATGGGATACTAAATGACATTTGATGAATACCAAGAATTTGCACGATCAACAGCAATCTATCCAGAAGACTGTAAGGTAACATATCCTACACTTGGTTTGTGTGGAGAGGCTGGTGAGGTTGCAGAGAAGGTAAAGAAGAATATTCGGGATGGTAAATCTCTGGATGGAGTTGGGCTAGAACTGGGTGATGTGCTTTGGTATATCTCTGCTCTTGCTGATGACCTTGGTGTAACACTAGAAGAGATTGCACAAGCTAATGTTAATAAGTTGCAATCAAGAAAAGATCGTGGTAAAATTGGTGGTAGTGGAGATAACCGATGAACTTAAAATATTCAAAAGATGTAGTAAAAGATTACGATAAACTAAGTGATGGTCGTAAAGAATATATCATAAAGCGTGCTGAGAAGAAAGGTGTCACTGTATCTGAATATCTCTTGGAGAAATATAACCAATGAACATATTTTACCTAGACCGTGACCCTGAGATTGCTGCACAGATGATGTGTGACAAGCATGTGGTGAAGATGATACTGGAGAGCGCACAGATGCTCTCTACCGCCCATCGTGTCCTTGATGGTGATGAACATGCCAATAATGCTGGTATGTACAAGATGGCTCACAAGAACCATCCAAGCACCATTTGGGTAAGGGCCAATTCAGAAAACTATGATTGGTTACAGCAACATATGGAAGCTCTGATGACAGAGTATACATATCGTTATGGTAAACATCATGCAACAGAAAGATTAATTTATTCTCTGTGGGAACATCCTAAAAATATAACTAATGGTGATTTCACTGACCCTCCTATGTGTATGCCAGATCATTGTAAGGATGAGGATACTGTATCTGCATATCATAAATACTATATAATGGAGAAGTCAAATTTTGCAACTTGGAAACGTAGAGATAAACCGGAGTGGTTTAATGAAGAAAGAAAGTTCGCTTAGAATGGATAGAAATTGGATGGTTGGTATGGGCGGTAAGCCTATCAATCGTTCAGATATTCTTATGAGAGAAGTTGCAGAGATGCAAAAAGCTTTACATGTTTTGCAAATTAGACAAATGGAACTTGTTGAACTTGTAGACAAATTAAAAAATAAAATAACACTTTTAGGTGGTGATCCTGAACAATTGGAGATAAACTTTTAATGCCGACATATACATTTATGGATAATATTACAGGATTTGCTTTTGATGAATTTATGGGTATGAGTGAGAGAGAAACGTATCTAAAAGACAATCCTCATATTAGCCAAGTTCCAGTTATGTTTGCATATGTTGGTGATCATATTATGGGTGCTGGTCCAAAAACTGATGGTGGATTTAATGAACGTATGGAACAAATTGCAAACTCCCATCCAGGCTCTCCTCTAGCAGATAGATATGGCGGTAGTAAAGCAAAATCCCATAAAGAAATTAAAACAAGAGATGTATTGAAAAAGCATAAGGTAATATAAATAAAAATGGCCAGTAAAAAAAATAAAGAAATTAACCATAGTAATCTAGTAACTATTAAATCAATTACTGATAATCAAAAAGTAGTTTTTGACTCTTGGAAAAAGGATAAGAATCAATTTTTGTTTGGTGCTGCTGGAACAGGCAAAACTTTCATATCACTCTATCTTGCATTAAGAGATGTATTGGATTTAAAGAAATCTTATGACAAAGTAGTGCTTGTTAGATCACTTATTCCTACCAGAGAGATTGGATTTCTCCCAGGCGATGAGGAAGATAAAGCTGCATTATATCAAATACCATATCAGAACATGGTGCAGTTCATGTTTGAAATGCAGAACGAACAACAATTTAATAATCTATATGATAAACTGAAATTACAAGGTACATTATACTTTTTATCAACTTCTTTTCTAAGGGGGTTGACATTTGATAATACAATCATTATAGTAGATGAATGTCAGAACATGAACTTTCATGAGCTTGACACAATTATCACCAGAGTAGGGCAGGATTCGAAGATTGTATTTTGTGGAGATTTTGATCAAACAGATTTAGTGAGACAAAATGAGAGAAATGGATTACACGACTTTTTACGAATTTTGACAGAAATGGAAGAATTTAATTGCACAGAATTTACTATTGGAGATATTGTTCGTAGTGGTTTTGTTCGCAGCTATCTTATTAACAAAATTAAGCTTGGCATTGGTATTGAGTAATGTATATAGGAGAGAGTAAATGAAATTCAAAGATTTTCTAGAGAATGCTAATGAGTGGGATGAGCTAGAGGAAGCATCAGAGTATCAGGGTAGGAAGGTTACATTAAATAAACCATTCTATACTCCCGATGGGCCCAAGAAATCTGCTGTTTATGTTACTGGGCCAAAAGGTGATACCGTTATTGTTCGATTTGGTGATCCGAATATGGAAATTAAAAGAGATAATCCCAAAAATAGAGCAAGTTTTAGAGCAAGACATAATTGCGATAGTCCAGGCCCCAAATGGAAGGCAAAATATTGGTCTTGCAAGGCATGGTAGTTTATAAATGTGTATCAAATTTGTTGAGAGGATGAGAAATATATAAAATGAATATTGAAAAATTACAAAAAGAATTAGAAATTGATGAGGGGTGTAAATACGAAATATATCTTGATCACCTTGGTTATCCTACTTTTGGCGTGGGCCATTTGGTTCTTGAGTCTGATCCCGAATATGGGTGGGAAGTAGGAGCGTCCATTGATACTGTTAGAGTCAATGAAGCATTTGAAGATGATGTTGAGAGTGTACTGACAGATTGTGAGAAATTATATGTACAGTGGGAACATTTGCCAGAAGAAGTAAAATTGATTGTTGCTAATATGATGTTCAATATGGGATATACTCGCTTGAGTAAATTTAAGGGTATGAAACGTGGCGTTGATGCAAGAGATTGGAATGCAGCAGCAGATGAGATGGTTGACAGTGTATGGTATCGTCAAGTAACCAATCGAGCAGATAGATTAGTTGAAAGAATGAGAAATATATAATAATGACAAAATTTAATCATGTATCAGTGGAATTACCAGAACTAAAAACAACAACAATTGACCAGCAAAGATTCTATGTAACGCCGGATAATAATTATTACCCATCAATCACAACAGTTCTATCAATCCGAAGTAAACAGGGATTGATGGAATGGCGTAAGCGTGTAGGTAATGATGTGGCAAACTATGTTAGCAGAACTGCTGCTGCCAGAGGAACTAAAGTCCACCATATGTGCGAAGATTATCTTAATAATATGGAAAGTGACTGGCCTAATAAATGGAAAGATCATAAGAAAAACTTTCTTCCTTGGTGTCTATTTGGCCAATTAAAAGATAATGTGTTGGGTAATATTAGTGACATATATGCTCAAGAGTGTAGTTTGTATAGTGATAAATACAAGGTAGCGGGTAGGGTTGATTGTATTGCAAAGTACAATGGTGTTCTTTCAATCATTGATTTCAAGACATCAACAAAAGTACGATCTGATGATTGGAACGAAAATTACTATATTCAGGGTTCTGCATATGCAGAAATGTTTTCTGAAATGACAGGGATTGATACAAACCAAGTAGTAATTTTAGTTGTTACAGAAGACGGCACTGTTCAAGAATTCATCAAAGAAAAGGGTGATTATTTGGATGCTTTAGAATCCTCCGTTACAGAATGGGGAAAACGAAATGAAACAGATAGTAGGGGCCTGCCGATTATTTATCGCTAGTGGCATAGTATTTTTAACATTGCTAACACCAATCATTTCAGCAGCTGCTGAAGAAATACCTTTGCAACAGACACAAAAACCTGTATATTGTGGTAATGCCACAAATTTGTTAAATTTTATTACTAAAAAACATAAAGAATCTCCTATTGTAATTTTTAGTGGAGGAAATGGTGTTGAACACCAAATTGTAGTTTTTGTAAATATAAACACTGGCACTGTTTCTGTAGTAGAAAATCGTTCTGGCGGAATTGGGTGTTTAATAGCATTTGGTACTGATGTAATGGTTGTTCCAGTAAAAGAAAAAGAAGGCTCCGGCTCTTGATTATTTTTTAAAAAGGTATTGACAAAATGCATATGATATGGTATAAATATAGTACAGTTTGATGATACGGACTGAAAGTTGTACAGGACTTGGGGGCAGTACCCAACGCCTCCACCAAAAGGAGATTGGTATGATTGTATTAGTATTTAAATACCAAGGGGAGGGTCAAGATGAAGACCCAGACCCTGTTCGCAAAGGAAGCCGTTAAGTGGATGTTTAAGGCTTATGTAGTTTGGAGTATTTGTGCAGATATATTTCTTCTTGGTGGAATTGCGTACCTAATCTTTTTTTGATGGGGGCGAAATAGGATCGACTGGCAGTGTATAGGAAAGTGGAGAATTGTGGATTGACCGCCTTATAGGTCAAATTCGTAAATGCAAACGATAATATTGCATCTCAAGATTACGCTCTAGCAGCGTAGTTGGATAGGGTTTCGGTGGGTTTCCTAGTAACAGAATAACCCACCACTTTATTGAAAAAAGGAGTTGACAAGTAGATATTATTATGTTATACTCTATAAACAATGTCACTGATGATATTGTTATCATCTTGAAAGGATGAATTATACTATGGTTACTACTACTACTCAGACCGCTAAGGTCGCTAATGCACTAAAGAATGGTGCAGAACTTACCGCAAAACAGATTTCAGCACGTTATGGTGTTAAGAATGTTCGTGCGGTGATCAGTAAACTACGTTTAGAAGGTTATTCTATCTATCTGAATAAGCGTGTATCGTCTTTTGATGGTGAAACCTACATGAAGTATCGTTTGGGTACACCACGCCGTGCTGTTGTTGCAGCTGGTTATGCCGCTCTACGTTCTGCGTAAATAAGCATAACGGGTGATGCCGTAATACATCCGTGGGGGGCCATGGTTAGCCCCCCAACTTAATATAATGAAGGATACAAATGATACCAATGGCTTTAATCACAACAAAAAATTTTACAATTGCAATTGAGAACATTGCAAAAGAGAAGCATATTACTCATATGGATGCTGTTTTACATTATTGCGAAAAAGAGGGTATTGAACCTGAGTCTGTCAGCTCTCTTATCTCAAAGGGTCTTAAAGAAAAGATCGAAGCAAATGCAAGAGACTTAAATTTCTTGCCGAGGCAAGCACAATTACCAATCTAGACAATGGAACCGATTGACGTTTATTTAATGTATTGTGCTATGAAAGCACATTTTAGTAAGAATGATTATGACTTCTTAACTTACAAAGGTAAGAGTCGTGTACCCAGAAATTCGTTCTATAAACGTAAGGACAGATTTTTCTTTGCCAGGCTTTCTAAAAAATATGAAGATCATGAGGACATTAAGAACTATCTAGTTGCTAATTTCATTGTGGATAAACAAGGCTATGTTGCAAATTTTAATGATAAAAATTACGAACAATGGAAAGAGAAAAGAAACAATTTCTATGACATATTCACCGAAGAAATTCGTCCATTTGTAAAGAATTTTAATCCAATATTTGAGGTAAAAAATTCTGAACATCCACTTATCCTAAAAGAATATCTTGGCAAAAGAGTATCACTTGAAACTCTTATCATTCTAGATGAGCTCGTAGGATTTACTAAAACTTGGAACAGACGTTTAGCAGAGGATTATATATGGTACGATCTTAAAAAATTAATGGAAAATTACAAAAGGTTCTTGACAATTGATAAGAATTGTTATAGAATACAATTATTGAAACTCATAGAGGAGTCTAGTGATGAGTAGTAGTGAAGAACTTGAACGTAATAAAGCGTTCTTGGAAAATGAAGTTCAAGTGCTGACAAGTAGAGTAAAAACACTTGAGTGGGAGTGTACAGAGTTGCAGCAATCTAACTCTGAATTGTCAGAGCGAGTTCAAAAGCTAGCATCTCGGCAACCGGCGTGGCCAAAGGGATATCGTCCACAAAGGCGACACAACTCAGCTTAAGTTGATAAATGGTTTGCCGGAGTAGCTCAGTTGGTAGTAGCAGTTGCCTTGTAAGCATCAGGTCAGGAGTTCGAATCTTCTCTCCGGCACCATTTAATTAGAAGATTACATGAAAGAAGAAGTGAAGAGATATAGGTAGGTATGAAATGAAAGCTAAAGATTACGTTATCGTCACAGCAATTTCATCGTATCGTATGCGTTATGTAATGCACCGTGATGATCTACAGAAAAAAAATCCATTAGACCCTGTTAATGCTATTGAATGGGCTCACGATACGGTTATTATGGAAAGATGTGAAGAGTTCTCTCAAGAGCATATGGGAGAGTATATCATTGATACTATGGAAATGAATGAAGATGATATCGTTGAGCTTTTCGATAAAGAAAATGATTATCTTAGTGAGTGGACAAGAGAACAAAAACTTAACTTGGTGAGGAAAAGCATTGATTCAGATGAACAGCTGTACCGTGCCGGAGATGGTGTTTCACAGGACGATAAGACTGCGGTGAAGTCGCCCAGACAATCTATTGCAGAAGCCATACTTGCTGCCGAACAGGGGAAATCCTCTGCCCAGTTCAATCTGGGTTTTATGTATGAAAATGGAAAAGGTGTTGCGAAGAATTATAAAATTGCCCTGAAGTGGTACAGACTTGCTGCTGAACAGGGGGATGCCGATGCCCTGACCAATCTGGGTAATATGTACCACAACGGTTACGGTGTTCCCCAGGACGATAAGACTGCTGTTAAATGGTGGAAACTTGCTGCCGAACAGGGGGATGCCAAGTCCCAGTACAATCTGGATATCATACTCCGTAGAGGAGAATATGATGACTAAGTATATTGTATCTAACTCTTTGATATGTGGATATGATGTTGCTGGCC